TTTCACTCTCGTTGAAGAACCCAGTCTTGTATTTTGGTGCATTCTTTCCATTGTTGGCAGCATTTCCGTAAATCTCGATTTCATATCCGTGTGGGATAGAAATTTGCCAGTAGCCTTTTGACAGCTTGGCTTTCCAAACAATCGTTTTATTATTATTCCAAACTATTGCGTTTACAAAATCACCATCAAGACCTCCTGGGTTTGCTTTCACAAGGAAAGATGTGTAACGGTTTGAACCCATACCATCAATCGGACTATCATCCTTGAACTTATAGCATCTTGGCTTGTCTTCCTCGTAATCTCCGTAAAACACATGACTACCATCACTTTTAAGAACACCCCTTCCGCTTTCAGTTAACGTTCCGTTACTTATCGGGGTGTAACTCTCAAAGTCAGCATCAGTTACATAAATTTGACGAAGACAGTTGTCTACGAACTGCTGACGCTCGGATAATCCGCTGAGTTTAGAATCCTGCTGCTCTGCAATCTCCGCAAGACCAGCGAGAGCACCGCCTACCCTCTCGGCTGTGTTCTCGCCCACCTGCGTAGCGTTCTTGACCGCTGCCGCCTGCTGTTTAATTTCGTTTATTGTTGACATATATTAATCTCCTATTGCGTGAATGTGTGCCCTCGTTCCTCGCTGTGGCTTCACTTCCCCTTTCGGTGTGAATGCCTTGAGGTATTCAAGGGCATCTGATAAATATCTTTCTGCCATATCCATGATGTCGTTGTATTGCTTGTTGCTAGAAACGTCTTGAACATGGTCTGAATAATCGTCTCTGTGGCGCATTCCACCTGCCCTGCTTATAATTGTGCCATCGGAACGAAAAAGTCTCGCATACGTGAAATAAGCGAGTGCCTTGCGTATTCCGCTGGTGTACTTCTGCACCTTGATGTCTTCTTGGCTGCAATCGCCCTCCTTCTTGGTGGTGTATTCTCCACCGTCAAGGAAAGTTGCAGGCTGGAAATCGGGCAATACTGAATCGCCCCACTCTCCCTGCTCGGTCGCTGCCTTGAACCGCTCCCACCCGATGGCTGGTATGATGTTCGTGTCCTCGCATTCCCGAATGTATGCGTTCACTTCATCCTCATCTAGGTGTGTGCTGGTCGGTCGTGCCAGTTCCCGGAACTGATCAACCGTGATAAGTTGTTTTCTTTGTTCTCCCATAGGCTCAATCAATTAGTCTATCGTGTTGTTCCCTGCCACCTCGCTGCTGATATACTTCATCGGCTGTATCTTGGGGTCTAGGTTCTGAATGGCTGGGTCTTGCCAGCTGTTAAAAATCTTCTTGAAGGCTCGCTCGATGAAACGCTGCTCTATCGTCACTTCGCCTGCATAGTATTCGTAAGCGTCCTGCATAACTTGTCCGCTGAATCCCAGCTTGCCAATACGGATTGAGTAGAAGAGTTCTTGGTGGAACTGTGCGTATATGCGCTCGATAACGCTGCTGTCGGTTACGCTGAACTCCTTGTCGAAGTTCTTCGTAGGGAAAGCCACAACCTTCGGTTCGTCTTCCTCGTTCTCCACCTCGACCGCAAGAATCTTCGCTGTGTTCTCGTCCCCCTGGAACTGCAAAAGGTCTTCATCGGAAATCATCTGTCCGCTCTCCACCTCTTCGCCTTCCTCGTTGAACTTCGGCACGCCCTTCTTTGTTACAAGCATACACGATACGAGGAAGTTGTTGCGGACGTTTCGCATCTTCACGTTTCCAAGTCCCTCATCGGTCGAAATCTCCGTGATTGCTGAATCGTAGCTGGCTGTAGGATAAATAAACTGTCCGTCTAGGCTCTGCCACAGAATCTGCCCCTTGTAGATGTCGATGCCGCCAGCGTTCTCAATCTGTTCAAGAACGATGTCGGGGTCGGGGTTGAAGACGTTGATGCGCTCTATAGTCTTCTCGTTCAACATCAACCGCTTTCCGTTCCTCGTTTTCTTCTGCTCCCAGTCAGGATGCAACAAGACGTGCGCCACGTTCCCCTTGTCGTCCGTCTCTTCAAGTCGGCAATTCTCAAACGGTACGTGGCTCACGCTCGACACCTTCCCTAGAACGTTGTAGTTAACATGAAGGGCAAAGCCACCAAAGCGTGCGAGGTCTTGCGCAACGTTCCTCAACAAATCGTCTGCCGTGTCCCCTTGCTGGTTCATCGCCAACGCTGCTAGAATGTCGCTGTCGAAGCCGTATCCTTCAATAAATCTGGCATATCGGTTAAGGCACAGCATTGCCGTACCGCTGGCTTCCGTGATGCGTGCGAGGTTCTGCGGATATAGATTATCATATCCGTATGCCTGCATCTTGAATCGGCTGACGTAGCCAACATCAACCCTTCGCTTTGGCTTCTTAACTGTCTTAACGTTCATACTGCTTGTGTCGTTTTACTTGTTGTTTTGTTACTCTTCCTTGCCTGCTTTTTCTGCTTGGTCGAGTTCTTTCTTATTGTTGCTGCCTGCTGGCTGTTTGTTCTCGATGAGTTCCTCGCTTGGTATCTTCTGGAAGTATTTCTCCATCTGTGGGTACTTCGTCAGATATTCATGCGCTACCTTGTCGGTCAGGTTCTCATTGGTGAAAATCTTACCATTATAGAAATCGGGGCAGGAAATGATGAAGCCTGCCTTCATTGCGTAATTACATTGCTTTGGCATAGCCTTTTCTTTTTTGAGTTTTAGATAAATTTCTATTAAAGCATCGTGGTAACACTGCTGGCAGGTTGTCGGTACAAACCGCTTCCGTGTTACCTCGAAATATAGAGTTTCTATAACTGCCTTGTCGGTTGCATCAAAGGGTCTGTCGAAACGTGCCTTCAACTCACTGACCTTGGCTGTTGCTTCCTCGTAGGTCATGGCTTAACCTCCTGCGGCTGCTGTTGTCAGACTGGCGTACTTGGCTGCTGTTGTCTCGCTGCTGGTGTCAAAGAAGAAGTAAGCTGCCTTTGGTACGCTCTCCTCTTCCAGCGTGATAAGCCAGCCGCCCTCGGTATCGTCTGAGTACTTGTCGTTCTCGCCTGCGCTTGCCTTCAAAGCCTGCGCATATCCGAATACCTGATACTCTGCCTTTCCTTCCGTTCCCTTAGAGAGGTTTCGAAGGATGATAACAAACTTTCCGTTCGCCAGTCCGTCAATGATATTTGCGCAAACGTCAGGTGTGTTCGCCAATACCACAACTGCCACTGTGTTCTTCCAGCTGTTGCGATACGTGCCAACGGTCAACTCGGTCTTGGTTCCAGTGAATGGCTTGCTGCCTTCCTGCTTGATGGCGTATGCCTTCTTGCCAGTCTTCAAGACCAATGTTTTAATTGTATTTCCTTCGACAACGCACTTAGTGAAGTCAATGTCGTCTCGGTTGATGATAAGTCCATCGCCCTCCAGTCCCTTCGTTACCTGGTCTTCGCAAGGGATGATGATGTCCTGGGCGATAAGGCTCTCGCAAGTTGTTGCCATATTAATTCGTTTTAAAATTGTTATATCCCCAACACCGTTTGTGGGTGTTGAGGATTCATAAGAACTTAATACTCGATAAAGATTTGGAGCGATTAGTAAGCTGCATGGATCATGTTCTCTTCGAGCAGAGCCGTGCCAATCTTACCAGTTGCGTAGATGTAATTTCTTCGTTCCTTCTTTGAGAAGAAGATGTCGAGGTCGCTAATGAGTGCGTCAGCGTCAGTACCCACCATGAGCTGCTTAGGATTGCAGAATACCGCACGGTGTGGAAGGTTGACTTTCGTCTCGCCCTTCTCGTATGCGTTAATCATTCTATCCCAAATGCCGACACGTGCAATCTTCACTCCGTTGTAGGTAGCTACATCGAAGCCATCGAAAACCTTTTCCCACGGCATAATATCGTGGTATGTCTGCTTGATGTCGTAGGTCAATGCGTCAGCCAGCGAGCGTGTCATAAGCAAAACTGCATCGCTGTCGTCAATGATACGTGTGTCTACGTCCATCAAAATGGTGTCTACGACTGTTGTAGCTGCACCCTTCTTTCGCAATTCTGAAACCTGCGCTGCTGCTGTGGCTTGGCTGTTGGCTGCGATGGCGGTATGGTTCTTAGTCGCTGTGGCTGTAAAGATGCGCTTGAAGAGACCGTCACAGACGTTGAACATGTTAACGTCCGACCCTGCTGTCAGCTTGCCGCCACCTGAACCTGACAGTGCTGCCGCCTTGTCGCCAAACCAGCTGAAACGCCAAATCATCTGCTTCATTGCTCGCTGGAGTGCATCGGCGTATATTGTCATAAAGTCGGTGCTGGTAAGGTCTCCAATCTCTGTACCAGTCTTCAATGAATACTCTGCGATGGTTCCCTTCAATGCTTCGTAGCAAATCTTGATAGGGATTTCCCACTGACCGAGTTCCCATCGCTTCTGAGAGTTGGCGATTCCCTTCTCTTCGTATGTAGGGTCGCAACCGCCACCCTTCTTGCCGACCATTTCCATCTCACCGATAAGTGCGATAGGGTCATCGTTCTTGACCTTCATAATGTTAACGAATAAAGAGAAATCCTCATCCTTGAAGAAGGTCTCCTGCACGGCATCCTTGATGCTTGCGAGGTTTTCGGGCTGGAGTGTAAGGTGCTCCAGCTGCTGTTTTGTAAATCCTGCCATTATTTTCTTCTGATTTAATGGGTTAATATTGATTACTTCTTGCGCTTGCCGTGGAGCTTGGCAAGTCTCTCCTTGATGGCGTTCTTGCCTTCCTCGACAGCGTTCACGTTGTCGCCTGCGCCCTTGCCGCTTGGCTGTCGCTGTGCTGGCTGGTAGTGGCTGCTGTAGACTGCCAACACTTTCTCAGCACCTCCTGCCATCTTCACTGCATTAAGTATGCGCATATCCTCCTTGCTCTTTGCGAGTTTCTGTGCGCCTGCCAGTGCTTCCTTGGTGTCGCTCAACTGCTGCTTGAGTGCTGATACCTGCTTCTGCAACTTTGCTACGGTGTCGTTTTCGGTGCTTGATGCGCTGCCGCCATCACCGCCTTCACCGCCTTCATTTCCTTCGTTGCCTGCGGTCTGAATGTCGGTAATTACACCGTTATCGACAACGATTGTCTTGCCATCGGGCATTTCAAACGTTCCGTCCGGACTTGCCTTGTCGCCAACTTGTGGATCTCCCTCTTCACGCTCTACGGTCAGTGTCTGTCCGTCTGCTGTGTTGAGTTCCATCGCCTTTGGCTCTACCTTTGCTTGTGGCTCTGCCACCGCCTGCTCTGCTTCCTCCAGTGTCTTCACGCCCAACTTTGCGAGAATCTTGTCGAGGAGAGAAGCCTTTACTTCTGTTTTCTTCTCCATTGCTTTTGGATTTTGTTTTGAATTAATAAAATTTTCTATGTTGCGTTTAGATGCGCTTGCGCTGAGTGCTGGAACGGTGCTGCTGATAAGACCTAGGCGCAAAGCCTCGCTGGTGTTGATGAAGATGTCCTTATCCATCAAGGCTTGAATCTCTTCCCGGTCGCACTCGCACCGCTCTACGTATGCGTCCACCATCTTATCCTGCCACATCTGCATTTCCTCGCTCTGGTTCTTCAAGTCCTTTGCGTTCAGCTGGTCGCCCAAACACCATCCTGGAACCCACGGATTGTGCAGGAGGAAGGCAGCGTTCTCGTATGCCTTGCGGCTCTCCTTTGGCGCAGCGAGCATGATGATTGTTGCCATGGATGCTGCCTTGCCCTCAACGGTGCAGGTTATCTTCTTGCCGCTCTGTCGCAGTCTGTCGTAAATTGCCCAACCCTCTACCACAGAACCGCCATTGCAGAAGATGCGCATATCGATGGTGTCGTCATCCTTGGGTATGCTTGCTGCAAAAGCATCTATATCCTGAAAGCACACACAATCTCCACCCCACCATTGATACCAGAACTTATTGTCTTGGCTGTCGATGTCGTTGTATATTCTGAGTTTTGCCATTGAATCGTGAATTTTTAAGTTTTAAAACGCTGCAAAGATACGATTATTTTCGATATGTTTATCTCACAAACAGTTAATTTTCCTAAACAATACGAAATTTTGCGCTCTAAGCGGATTTTATTGCCTTGGGTGTATAACTTTACAACCTTCGACTGAAAACCGCTCAGAACGCAAATCTTGATGAAATAACTACACTTTATAGCCTACCGATATTCTCTATAGTCTGCACTCTCCGCTGGGTTCGGTTTATCTCTTCAACGCTCACTACTGGCTGTGGAGCCATCTGATACCCTCTAGCGACTGCTGCCGCCAGCATATCCATGCCGATGTTGCTTCCTCCGTTGTTCACTACAATAGGTACACCACCGCCTAGCTGGTTGAATGCGGATAATATCGGGCTGAACATCGAAGTCGCCTTGGCGGTCATTACGCTCTCGCCATTGGATAGTCTCGCTGGAATGCTGTCGCTCGTTCCAGTGCCTGCGCCCTGAACATATCCACCAACGGCAAAGCCTTTAACGAGTGCTTTTGCGCCTGCAAACGCTGCCTTTACCAGTGCCATCAATGCTGCTGCACTAGCAACACCTCCCCATGACTTGCTTGCAATCTCCTTTGCGAGGATTTGGGCAAAATAGGCGTTGACCGCTATCTCGATTGCGTCAAGTATTGATGTCAGCATAGATTTAAGGAAGGCGTGAAGTGATTTATCCTCGCTATCGAAGAACTCGGAAAGACCGTCTCCCATGGTCTGTATCATATCTGCCATCATTTTCATTTGGTCTTCCTGCAAAGCTGCCTTCTTCTTGTTTGCTTCCTCCTGCTCCTTGACTTCTGCATCGCTCAAGTCCTTCTGCAACTGCTCCTGAACGGCTGCATAGTCCTTGTATGCGTCCAGCTTGCTCTGAAGGAAAGCCTTGTATCTCTCCAGCTTGGAAGCATCGTCTTCCTCTCCAGTGCCACCGTTCATGATGTCCGCATCCTTGCGAGCCTTCTCTGCGTCCTCGAACTCCTTGTTGAGTTCGTCCACAATCTCCTTGGCTTGGTTCTTGATGTCCTCTTTCGCCTTAATCATAATGTCGAGCAGCTTTGCCTGCATTTCCTGCGCCTTTTCCGCTCCGATTTGTCCTGCCGACACGTATTCGTCAATGCTCCTTGCAACCATGTCCTTCTCCAGCTGCTCCAGGTCGTTGCTGTAGTCTCGCTCGTTGTCGTACATGCCTGCAAGGTATCGCTTCTTTGCGTCCATTACTTGCTCGTTGTACTGGAACTTGATAAGTGCAATTTGTGCCTGCAATTCCTTTTCCTGCTTCTTCATGAGCTCTGCTTCTGCCTTGGCTTCCGCTTCCTCTTTGGATCTCTGTGCCTTTGTCTTGGCAGTGCTGCCCTTGGCTGCTGGTGTCGTTCCCTTGTTTCCGTTCACTGGATCGCTGCTGGTCGCTCCACCGTCTAGGTTCGCAAGTTTCAGGTGGTTCAGTCTTCCGTTCACGGTGTTCTCGAATCCGTCTGCGAATGAGTTTCCTATCTCGATACCAGCATTCTTGATGTCATGCCATGCTTCCTTGATAGTGCCGGAAATGTCGAATATCTCCCTGAATCCCTTCTGTGCCTTGGATAGGTCGAATGTAACAATACCTTCGAGAATATCAAGCATTCCCTTGGCTTGAAAGCCCATCCTCTTGAATGCGTCTATCGCTAGATTGCATACGAGTTTTATGGCGTTCCACACCAAGCGGAAACTTGTTCCTATCTGATTTATTACTCCACGCAAAAGAAGGCTCTCGTTGTACCAGTCGATGAAGTAGTTGATTGCCTGCACAACTCCATTGATAACTGCTGTAAGTGATTTCTTTGCAATTGTTGACAACTGAGCCTTCATGGTCTCGAATCCACCCCCGGTGTAATCAAACAGAGAAGCCATTGCGTCCTGCAATTCCTTGGTTGCGTTCAATTCGTCTTCTTGTGCCTTTGCGAGATCACCTGACTTTGCCTTCACTTTGTCCATATCAAGTTCGATATTACCGAGCATTTCGATATAAGCAATCCCGGCATCCTCTCCAGGACCACCGAAGATGTTGGCAATTGCGCTGCCTACAGCGGCACTTGATTGTGGGAGTTCCTTTAACTTATTAGCCACCTCTTGCATAACCTGGAATGTTGTCTTGCTTCCGTTCTGCAGTTCTGTCTGTACTTGCTTGGAAGAAATGCCTATTCCGTCAAGTGCAGCAGCCGTAGCGGTTGTCATTTCTCGCAGTCGTATATTTCCTTCCTTGATGGTGTCAAGACCCTTGTCGCTGAAAATTCCCTCCTTGGTCGCTTGCGTTGATATTGCCACCATTTCCTCTGCACTCAGTCCGGCTTCCTTGAAGTATCTCGGGTATTCCTTAATCGTATCGAGGAATTCTCCGTTGGCGTTTGCACCGCTCACAAGTCCGTCCTGCATAATTTTCAAACTCTCAGAAACGGAAATGCCGAAAGCCTTGCTCATCGTATTAGCAGACTGCATCGTCTCCGTGAATTCCAAACCGAATGTATTGGATACCGCAAGAACCTCGTTGCGCACGGATTTCATCTCGTTTCCGGTCAATCCGGTGAACTGCTTCGTCAGTCGTGTGGCTTCCATCAATCCCTTGTTGTAGTCATACCACCACTTGAATGCCATTCCGACACCAGCCACACCTGCCATGGCGAGGAAATAAGGGTTGGTCAATAATGAAAGAGCCGTATTTTTCAACGCACCAAACTTTACCTTTAGGTCTTCCACTGACTTTCCCATTTCCATAACCTTTCCGATTCCAGTATCATTGACAATATCCATACCAAAGAACTCCGTCCCCTGCAGGTCATCTGCTGCTTGCATCATCGAGTTGTAGTAATTGCCAACGTTGCGATAATATCGTTGCGTCTCCTCCTCTGCCAGTTTCAGCTTTTCCGTTATCTCGTTGATGTGCTTGGCTAGTTCCTGCCCCTTTGCTCCTTCACGCTCTGCCTTCGACATCTCATCGTAAGCCTTGGTGGCATTTGAAAGCTGGGCACGCAGCTGCTTCAAGCTGCCTTCCTGCTCGTTCTCTGTGCGCACGTTGTTCTGGATCTCCTTCCGCAAGGTTCGCACGTTGTACTGATACTCCTTGATGGTTGCGTTGATGGCTTCCGTCTGCACCTTCATTTCGTTTGTCGATATGGTGTTGTCTTTTTCCTGCTGCTGCAAGTCCTTGATGGATTGCTTTAGCTGGTCTATCTTCTCTTTGTATCTGATGATGCCATAGATTGCATCCTCGTACTTGACCTTGATGTCAAGAATCTGCTGTACGTCTTCACTTACCATAGTTTTTTGTCTTTTAGTTGTTCAACTCTATCATTGTAACCTCGCAATATCCGCTGCTTGTGGTCTTGATTTCGAGAACCGCAAAATACGCTCCATACTGGGCAAGGTACACTGGCTTCGTTTCGTCAAAGTTCATAATCTCAAAATCGGAAAGATTGAAACGTTCCGTTATCTGATGCGGATTGGCAACCGTCTTTCTCAGCTTCTCCAGTTTGTTGTCGAATATGCTCTGTAGGTTGATGTTGAAAGACAAAGCCGCATAGCCGATGTCGCTCTTTACAAGGTTAACGATGCGGTCTTTGCATGCCTTGTATTTTGTGGCTGTCTGTACCGTTGTCTCTGTCCTGCCAATGGTGTATTGCTTGCTTTCCCAATCGTATATCGGTATTCGGTTTCCGTCCGTGGCTGCAAATGGCAGCGTACAAACGTCTTGCGTATACTCCAGCGTCTTGTTGTCTACAGTCATATCCGCATCGTGCTGCTGGTATACGGTATCGTCTTCCTTCCACTTGTAGATATTATGCTGGCAATATTCCTCTACGCTGAAATCTGTCTGCCTTGGATGGTTGCTGGCTTCGCTTGGTATGAGCTTCTTCGTCCAGTCCACCGCTTGTGCCTTGGCTTCCCAAAGTGTCGCTATGTCCGCAAACGCAAGTCTTCCACCGATAAACCGCTGGCTTGGGAACGTTGATGTCAGAATACAGATACACTTCAAAAAGTCCGTTACCTTGATGTCTGGCAGGTTCTTGCCGATAGGGAAATTACCACCGTAGGGTACTTCATCGCTCTGCTTGATGCTGGCAGACAACCGTCCGTTGTAACATCTCAATCCGTTCAATCTCCGGTTTTTCGGGTGCTTCATCTCAAAGGTCACGATGTCGCCCTCTTCAAGTTCTATCTCCCCTCGTCCTGCTGCAAGGTGTATGAATCTACCTCCTACAAGCTGGTCGCTGGTGTCGCTTACTGTTGGATCAACATCTTCAACGTCCGATGTCCTGCCTGCAATGTAGGTCTTTGTGTACTCGCTTTCCTCTTGGTCGCTCGTATGCTTTGATACAACCTTAATTTCGATGTAACAAGGTGGGTACGTGTATACTCCCTGCGTCTGTGTCACTCCTCCGTAGCTCCATTTTCGATGGAGTGCTGGGTCTACCTTCGATGCGTCCCACGACCAGTTCATCTGAACATCAAAAATCATCGTGCAGGCAATCTTTACATTCAGCTGGCTGTATCTGGTCGCAACCGCCAATCCATCGAAGACGTCCGATAGGCTCGTTGGCTGGAAGTCAAGAATACCGAGGTTCGTTGTTGAGAAGAAAGTTCCCTCAAAGTCGCCTACTACCGTCTGCGCATCTGCCTTCCTTGTAATCAGTGGGACAGCAAGTCCCTTGATGGTCTCTTTCGCTTGTTTGCTCCATCCGAATTCAACCCCAGTCTGTGCCGTGATAAGGTCTAGGATATATTGCACCGTTACACTTGGCTGGATTGCCCCTTTCGTCAGATATGCGAATGAGCCGCCACCGAATGCATAAGTCTGTGCTTCGCTGGTTCTCGCTCGGTTCTCTGTCTCGCTCTTGATTAGAACGGTTGTACCAGTGCTGTATTCCTTGATTGCGTTAATGACAAGCCAGGCTGCCGTAGCTGGTGCTTGCAGGTCTACATCGAAAGGCTCGCTCTCGCTGGTGTACATAACGCTGTATGGTGCAGAACTCGATGTCTTGTGCTGAGTGCCACCCGATACGTAGTAGTTGCTTTCCGCTCCTGCGCCTGCTATCCAGTAGAGCATTCCGTCCTTTGATGGCTTCACGTATACGAGCCTTCCTGCCTGCTTATAATTGTGTATGTTAACCGTTATTTCAGTTCCACCCTTGTCTGCTGGAACCTCTTCCACTCCCCATGCTTCTGCAAAGCCAGTGGATGGGTCGTAGCTTCCGTATTCCACCTGCCCTGCTGGTGCTCCATCCTTCAGGGCAAACCGGATATTAATTGTCGTCATTGCCGATTTAGTGTTTCCGCTGGCGCAAAGTGTTCCTGCACCGATAGCCGTTGACAAAATAGGGTCGGGTGCTGTTATGGTCGGATTGGTTTCCGTCTCGTATGTTCCTGCTTCCGCAGCAAGGCTTACTACGTTCTTGTTGCTGTCTAGTATTGCCCATGTTCGGTAGTCGCCCTTTCCTAGAACTCTGTCGATGGTCGCCCTCATACCTGCCGTGAATGGTATGATGGCGCAACGGTAGGTATCATCATTCAACACCTCGCCAGAAACGTAATTTCCGACCGCTGTTCCAGTTCTTATCTTACCGTCAACGAGCGAGTATGTCGTGTCGCTGTTTCCTCCAACGTTTCGGTCATATCCCTGCCACTCCTCGCTTGATTTCTTGACCGCTGCCGTGTCATAGCTTCCGTAGAAAACTCCCTCCGATATTGCCTTCTCGTAGGTGTCGTAGCTGTTGGATCTGTTGAAACGCATATACTTCGTGCAATTCAGCTCGTTCAGCTTCAAATCAGACGATTGGAGTGTCTCCAGTGCTTGGAACAATCCCCAATAAATCGAAATTTCGATGGTTTCCTTGACGCTGAGGATGCTTGCCCTGCCGCTGCGGATAATCTCCAATCCATTGCGGAAAAAACGTGCTGTGTGGAAAATATAGGGGTATTTGCTGCTGGTGCTCGGTTTCCCTGCAAACTGCAAGACCGCCATGTTGTGTGCGCTCTTTGGAAGGTTGATGGTGTATGTCGTGTTGGCGGTCATTTTCGTGATGTCACGGAAAAGGTTGCTCTTGATGTCGAGCGTGATTGCCGATTCCTCGCTCATATCCATAAGAACACCGTCTATGTAAAGTTGCTGGTCTGTCATAGCTGCTGAATCTGTGTGTTGTTAATAACCAGGTTGCAGACGAAATCCTGCAACTCTGCTGTTGTCTTGGTGTACGTTCCTGCCTTGATTGTCACGCTCTGCCACTTGTTGCTGCCGAGGTACATGTCAACGACTGGACTGCTCGTCAGGTCTTGCAGGAAGTCGAACGTCTCGCTGTCTACCAATGGTGCGCAAAGTGGTATGGTGTCCTCCCTGCCGTATCCTTGCCTTCTTCCGTTCGCTCCGAGATAGCCGAATATCGTATCGTCATACTCTCCGAGGTTGTTGCGCAGGAAGCTGGTGTCGCTGCTTATCGCCCTGCTCTCATCGCCTTGCGTGAATAGCCAGTAGCGGTAAAATCCATGTCTGTCAACCCAGCGAAGGTATATGCCCTTTTCCGTGTTGTCTGCCTTGATTGATGCAAGCTCTGTGTACATGCTGCTGGTCTTCAAATAGAACGTGAAATCGAATGTCGTGTCGAATGTCGCCTGCTGTATATTCCCTCCATAGTCCTTGATGGAGTAGGATTTCGCTCCTGCCTTCAATACCTTGCTGGTAATTTCATAAATACCCTGCCCAGCGAGCTCTATCAGCTTGCTAGTTATCCTACCGTCCGCATATACAAGAAGGTCGTCAGCTTCACTCATATAAATGCCAAAGGAGAATGGGAAATGAGTGAACCATGTCAGCTTCTTGCGTCCGTTCCACGTCTCTCCTGCCCTCATCGCTCCCCAAACGTAGAAGGTAGTGTAGCTGAATATCGCAATGTTGCTCCCATCGCTGTTCTTTACCTTCACGGAAATATTGAATGTTGCTCCGAGGTTGCTCTTCTGGCTCTCCCTGCTGTAGTCGAGGTTCCCGAAGCTGATGCCATCGAAGAGTGCCTGCACATATTCCCGATAGTCCATGATGCAGTTATCTGCAAATGCTTCCACGCTGTACGTGTGCGCCCTTGTCTCCCTGCTGATGGTTGTCTCGATGCTCGCAACGCCCGAGCCGCTCGCCTTAATGATGCAGGGAAGGAAAGCGAAGCCTACAGCGTCCGCATAATTAATCGTGATAGCGTTTATCGTTGTCTGTCTCATACCGTCTCATTGTTAAGTTTTATACTTCCCACCGACTGGTGGATTAAGAAAATAAGTCGCTGCCCCAACCGCTTCATCGTGTCGGGCACTACGTTGCTGTATACGTCTGCCCTGCCGCCAGTGCGGTGCAGTCTAGAACCCTTGGTGGCGATTGTGTGGGCGATTGCCCCTGCCATGCTCATGTCTCCACGCTCCTGCGGTGTATACTTGTGCGGTCGCTTGGTCTTATAGGGGATTGGTGTTCCGTGCAGTCCCTTGTCTTTCATCCACTGCCGGATGATTCCACGGAATCCGTATGGTATCTTGCCTGCCCTTCGTCCGGTTTCGAGAACCCCGAATGGCTTGTGTCCCCAGAGAATGGTTTCTTCCTCGCTGGGCTGCTCCACCTTTAGGCTCGCTATGGTGCGCCCTGATGCGTTCTGTCCGTTGATACGTATGTGGTTGATGATAAGTTGCCTTGCTCTCTCCACTTCCTCACGCATGATGAGCGATGCCGCCTTTGGGTCAAATTGTATTCCTCCCTTGCTCATACTTCACACCCTCCTATGCTCTGTGTAAGTTGAAGGGAGTACATTACGCCAGACACAATCGTGCTCAAACGCTCGATGATGGTCTCGTAGTACTGTTGCCCCTCCAATGGTTCGAACTGGTGCGACTGGTTGATGGCTCGTATCATCCTTGCCCCTGCCACCTTCATTCGGTCGATGCACTCTCCATTGTCGTCTCCTTCTGCTCCTCTCGGTACGGTGTCGAGATACGCCAGGGCTACGTTCACGGTGTCGTATACTCTGCCGTTTCGTATCTCTGTCGTTCCGCTGGCTGGTATGATGCAGACGATTGCCGGATAGTTCAGTTTCTCCAGCTTAGTGTCCGCTGTGTCCCAGTCCTCGAATAGGTAGGTGTAGTCTGGTAGCGTGTCTGCTGCCAGCTGCTTCAATGTTTCTCTGATTGTTGCCATAATTATCTGGATTTACGTTTCATTTCCTCTGCCTGCAACTTCTGCAGGTTCCGCTCGTACACGCTTCTCTTGTTGTCCATCTCCATGCACTTGTAGATGCGCAGCCATGGTGTCTTCAATACTTGGTCATGGTCGCTGATGCCCATCCTTACCGCATACCAGTCGAGCATACCGAACAAGCCAAATCGCAGGGTGTCGATTCCTGCTTCCTTCTCAAGTCTCGTTGGCTTCGCTGTGTCTGTGCTCTCGAATAGCTTGTTGATGCGCTCCACCTCTGATGTTACCCAGCCGATGAGCATAACGACATCAACCGCCCTAGCCTGCTCCACTTCCTTGTGGCTCAGACCGAGGACGGTTGTCACTATCTGATACAGACTTTCCTCGCTGTCTGATAGCTGGGAAAGGTCAATAAGCTGCCCGATGGATAGCTGGTTGAGATTGTCGGGCACTTGTTTTCCTCCGACAAATGCTGGTCGTGGCTGCTTGCCGATTTTGTAGCTGGTGTGCCTAGCAACTGCCAGCCAATACTTGAATGTAGTGTTAATATCCATACGCTTTATAATTTTGTCGTAGTTATTGTCTCAATACGTGCGCCCTAGCCGTTCCGTGGCTCGCAACGGATAACTTCTTCAAGGCTACGTATCGTATTGCGTCTATGCCGTGGTTGAATGCGTCTATAGGCTGGTTCGTTGTCTCTCCATCCCTTGACTTCTTCCACTTGTATTGCTGCATGTTCTCGATGATGCCGTGGCTTCGTCTGGTTATGTTGATGCGGAAACGCTTCAATATGTCTATACCGTTGTTGATACTGTCCTTTCCCTTGGTGCTTGGTATTATCCACAGCCCTCGGTTGTGTATCTCCTGAATGCTCTTAGGCTCTGCCGAATCAGCAATGATAAGGTCTCGTTTTGTCAGTCCGTTTTCCTTGCATCGGTCTGCGATGTCTTCGTTCGTCAATCCGGGCTGGTAGATTTCCTCGTCAACCCAAAGCTCCCCATGCGCAAGTATAACGTGCTCCAGTGCTGTCGGGTCGTTGGTGAATCCGAAGTCCATACCCCTGCAATCCATCTTCCATTCCTCCCTTGGTGGCAGATTGTCAACGATGCCCCAGTTTGTGAAGATAAGTCCGGTAATCTTTCCAGTCAATCCTCTAGCGTAAACTCGCCAAAGTTCGGGGTCGTCAATCTCTTCAATTTTCTTGTGCTCCTGATTAGTTAGGAATCGATTGTTTCGGTGGTCGCTCAGGATCAATCGGCAATCATCCCTGCCGATGATGTTGTTGTGTACCCAAAACCTTGCGCTTGGGTTGTAGTCGATGAACACCTGCTTTCTGGTTCTGATGGCAAGCTGCCAAAACACTTCGTATGGCACACCGTTCGCTTCGTTAACGAACAGATAGTCACGCTTTCCGTTCTTCGCATCCTGCGCATCCTGGTAACTCTTGAACTCGATGATTGAACCGTTCTTGCCACGGTAGCTGCTGTCGCTCTTGTTGTTCTTGAACCAGTCCAGCAGCTCTGCCCTTGTGTGCAGGATTGTGTCGAGGTCTCGCATGGCTCCCACCTTTAGGTTCGGAAGGTCTTGACCGCACACCGTGATAATTGCCATGGGGTGCTCAAAAGAAAGCACTATAAGACGCTGAATAATGGTGTATGTCTTCCCCGAGGACGTACCGCCTTGGTTAACTAGAAACCTTGGCTTCACGTCCGCATTCGGCTCATACAGTTCACCAATAACGTCAAATAGTGCCATTCTTTCAAACAATAAAACTTAAAACAAAATTATGGTTAAATTATTCTTCGTCCAATCCCTCACGCTCGATTACTTCCTGCTCGCTGGATGCACACTGGTGTCCAGAGTTGACGTATCGAACCTCGATGCCGCCTTGGAAGCCTGCGTTCAAGTCTAGAACGACCTTATCCAGTCCGAGCAGCTTGCAAATCTGCGTCTCTGCCTTGATGATGATGTCGAGGTATCTTGGTTCTCCGAATCCTCGCTTCTCTGCATCGTTCATTATAGCCTTGACGGTCTCGATGGAAATCTGCTTTCCTCGCTCATCTACGACTGGCAGTCCATGCTGGGTTGATTTCTGCAAGTGGTAGTCTTCCTTGGATTTCTCCCAGGCTTCCCACGCTTCACGTATTACCAGCTTCAACCTTGCCACCTCGCTGGTTATTTTCTCGTCTGTGTCGGTCAGTCTTTCTTCCCTCCACTCCTTCAATAACCGCTGAATGTCGCAGTGTGCCTGATTGTATTTCGGTCTGTCGAGCCGTTTCCTCACCTCTGCCGTGATTTCTCGCTCCGTCCAACCTCTGCGGTATAGGGGTGCGATAATCTGCAAGCGGTTCTCGATGTCGATTTTCTGCGCTCGATGCTTGTTGTTGTTACCTTTTGGCATAGTTATTTTTATTAAAATCAACGCAAGTTGCGTTTTCTTTGCATGGTAAACAAATTGCCCACCTAAACAATTTCAACGCAACTGCGAGCCTTATTTGGCTCCGTTATACTTATAGATAAAATTTCCATCCGCATCTTTGCCGTCAGGAACTAGCGCTCCCTCAAATAACTTGTATGGACTTTGCCCATTTTGAGGGTTATTCCATAGCCAACGCATGTACTGCGCCATCGTCATTCCGTAGAAGTGAGCCTTTTTTTCCGAAGAATTACAATTAAATCCTTGCGCCCGACCCCATTGGTATTGATGCAGGATTTGTATATCATTGCATACTTCCGCATAAGTTACGATACCATTTTTCTTAGCAATCTGAAGGGCTTCGCACCACTGACCCCTAGAGTAGTTCCAGTTAGAAGGAAGTCCGCAGCAACTGCCATTGTTACATAGCTCCTTAAAATGAGCGTCAGATACATAGAATCTCATATTTACTTCCTCGCAAAGTTCCTTCATATTCTTGAAGAATGGTTCTTTAACTTTTCGGTTCAGTCTTAGGTAGCCGCAAGATACACTATACTTCTTGTAGAACTTCATTACATCGAAGCCGCAAAGTTCATTCAGTTTCGGCATAAAAGCCTTAAGCGTAGGACTTCGTTCCTCAACGCAAAAGAACTCTGTGCTCAATGCGCTGGCTCCGCAATTCGATGCAGCCTTGATTAGATCAAGATAAGATGGTGTACTTACTCCAATGATAAAAGGACGCAATCTTAATGTCGCCCCCCCCAGCTCCAGCGTTAGCAATTCTCTCGATAGCTTTCAAACGTTCCTCTGGAGAATCTACGCCACGTTCGATAATATGCGCCTTGCGCTCATCTAGTGTGATTATCGAAAACTTAAAATTCCAGTTTTTCTGACCACGGATCAAGTCCATATAGCGCTTGTCTTTAGTAAACCATGTAGCCTTGCTGGAGAAGCACAGAGGGTAATCTATATCCTTGAAGAACTTAAGCAATTCGAGCGTCTTTCCGTACTTCCTTTCAAAGTTATCGAACTGGTCGCTCATTCCACCCCACTGCATGACCTTCCTTTGCTTGATGTATTCGGCAAACTGACCAGCATATTTGTCGGGCTCGGTGAACATTTTTTTTATTTTCTCAACGTTAACTGGATTGACTTCCTTATGAGCATAACCTTCCTTTCCGCCACCAATACCACGTTGGAACTGAGCAAAACAATACATACACCCGAAGGAGCAATTGCTATAAGTATCAAAGGTCATCGGCATTGAGCAATCTGCAATTTCAGCCGTCCACCTTGGTGATTGATAATAAGCCATATCATTATATTTTTTTAATCAGAAGTGAATCGCCGCCACGGTCTCCAATGACCTCAAACCCAAATTTTAGATAGAAGTCCTTGCCGTCGTGCGACCTTGTATAAACACGACTATACCCACATTGCTTAGCAAACTCAATCGCTCTATTCAGAAGTTTTTTAGCAAGCCCTTGATGCTTGTGGCTGGAGCGTGTAGCCATACCGATGATGCGAAAATATTTTTTGCAAAGAGTTCCGATGATAAAACTATTATCTGTATGCTCGCAATATAGTTTCGCCTTACTCTTGTAGGTAATATAGCTCGCATATGAGACGTCTTTCACGGCTTGCTTGCTTTCTGAATCTCTAGCTATAGAGGTAAGCAACTTAGCATCGAAGTTACTTTCTATCTCCATTCTTTAGCTCGTCTAAATTGTAAACAACCTTGTCTATCTTAGCAACTCCAATCAGAGCGGCTAGATAATCCTCCTGCTCCTTGGAGTAAACGATGATTATTCTCTGTTTCTCCGTTTCGTCATCGCCTTGTATGTCGGGCAGGTCGTCAGGTGTAAGGTCTACGCCTTGTAACTCCTCGGGTAGTTTATCCTCCTTCTTTTCTTCAAAACCTGCCAGCTGCCAGTCTTCCATACCCCAATCTTTAAGAAGGTCGGTATTCCAGGCATTCGCCAGCATATTCGTGTCCCAGTCTCCGAAGCCCACATTATCCTTGATGATAAACTCCTTTTTCTGTGCATCGGTGAGGTCAGTTGCGTTCACGATGGTTGCAACTGGCTTCTTGCGCCAGCCCTCCCAGTACTTCAAGAGCGCATCAACTTCGCCCTGAGTGAACTTCTCGCCATCGCTGATAGTAAAACGCAGGGTATCCCAATCCATAGAAACGATGTGCTTGAGGGCACGAATGCGCATATTGCCACCAAGCACCGTCATCGTCTCATCAACAACAATAGGGCGAATGGTCAGCATTCTAGGGAATACGAGAAGGCTCTTCACCAACTTCTTAAACTTCTCCGTGGTGATGGTTCTCGGGTTCTCCTCATTCTCCACAACTCTTGATAGTGCAATTTCTTCTGTTTTCATTTTCTTCTTGTTTTAAGTTCGAAATTAATGCTTATTTGGTAAACATTGGCGCAAAGATACGACTTTTTCGCTTTAGTTGTTCGTTCTTCGCACACTTTTAACTTTTTCCAACACTTCGTTTTTGTCTTATCAATCAAAGGCTCTGATGGTCTTCTGCATGGTTGTCTGCGGTTTCTTCGGCTTCACTCTGACTGGGAATCCTGCGCATACCCATGCGAGTAGAAGTGCGTCCCTCTGGTCTTGGTTCATTCTCGGCAATTTCTCTCCTGCGCTTACAAAATAAGCAAGTTCGTCCTGCGTGATTTTTCCGTCCTTGCCTTTCCAGCACTTCTTCAAAGGTTTTATTATCTCGTATGGGATATTATAATGCTTGCAGCACTCAACGATTAAGATTCCGGTCTGATGGTTCATTCCGGTAGAGCGTCCGATTGCTGCTGCCTTGACTGCTGTCATGAATTTACTTAGCACATGCCAGTTGCTTTTGTTGAGCCAGCCGCCTTCAATAACGACCTTCACCTTCTTTTGGCTTTCATTCATTGCCCTTATGTAGTCAATCAAAGCAGGGAAGTTCATCTTGTAGGCTAGAAACTTTCTGTCATCGTAGACTGCACCTACTCCGCTTTCCTGGTTGTCTGGGTCGATTCCGATTATAACTGTTCCTTTTTCCATTTCGTTTTCTTGTGTTTTACTTTCGTTTTATTTTTTTATTTTCTTTTTTTTTCTGTTATTTTCTTGAAATTTTCGTTTTAAGCCGTTATCTCTGTGTCTGTGGGTAGTTGTTCGGGTTTAGGAGTCCTACGTGCGTGTGCGTGCGCTTGTGTGCGCTTGTGCGCTAGCTCCCTAATATTCCTATCCTCTACCCTATAGTCCCTTCTCCTTTCATTGTCTTGCTGGCTTGAAACGAAAAAATCGAGGGAGTGATTGCAGAGATTTGCAAATAGGTGAATATCATATATTGAACGAGTTTATTCTGCAAACACTCCCTCTTTGGATTTTGGATTTAATATAATAGCAAGAAAATTCTCACATGGGATTCTTGCCCTATACTGTCTGTCTGTTTATTTCTTCATGTTCCACCTCGCTTTCTTTGTTTAGAGTGGGCATGCCATCAACGCTGCCCAGCTGGTTAAAAACTTATTTGCTGTGATTCAAGGATTGCTCCTTCTTTTTCCTTACACGTTCTGCAAGCCACTTGAAGTGCTGTGCCGCCTTTGGGTCTCGGAAGATTGAAGCCTGCACTTCCGGATTGATTCTTTCCAGCTTCTTCCTTTCGGCTTTAATCCTTCTCAGCTTCTTCTGCTTGTCGTTGTATTCCTTGATTTTGTCGGGATGCTCCCTTCGCCAGTTGCTGGCGTACTCCAGCATTCTCTGTCGGTGCTTGCAGTAATATTCATGGTTGTACAGAGAAGTCTTTTCCCTTCGCTTTTCCTGCTGCCTTCTGCAATACTCCTTTACCTTCTCGGGGTGCGCCCTTCTGTATTCTCGGTTCTTCTTCATCAAATCCTCACGGTGCAGCATGTAGTATCTGTGTCTTCGCTCACGCCTGCGCTCCTCGAGTTCCTTGTCCGTGAATTTCTTCCTCTGTCCCATTGCATTCCTTGATGTCTTGGTGTTCAACATATTGCCTGCGAGGTAGGCAGTACCTGCCGTTGATGCAGTTTCTCCCTTCCTCGCAAGCCTTGCACAGTTCGCTCGCCATACGTCCACTAGAATGGTAAATTCTCGATGTCGTAGTCAGTGAATGCGATGTTCTCGTTCCCATCGAATGGGATGCAGCTGGTGAAGCATGCTGCAGTACCTATGCTGATAGGCAAGGCGTTGAATCTCGCAGAAAAGTCCTCTCCAAGGTCACGTACAAAGAACGCTGGTATCCACTTTTGTTTTCCGAACCTTACCAGCACCTTGTCGAAAGGCTTGAAGGATGGCTGCTCCTTCGCTCCATTCTCTTTCTTCCATATGGCATAATGCTTGTTGAACAGTTCGACTTCGTTCTCTGTTGCTTCTCGCAGTTCCTTGTGTAGGCTGGTGTTAATGTCGAAGGTCTGGTCGGTCACGAAATTCTCGGTCTCAATTTCGTACTGTGTTCCGAATGTCAACGTGCCATTGCTCTCGTCCTTGCCGATGAGCTTTCCGATTACAGTTATATTTCCATCCTCGTCTTGCTCATCGAAAACATAAAGTTTTCCGATTTCAAACGCTGGCTTCTCAATCTGCAGGGTTTCGAGGTTCAGCTTGCCACCGAGTCGCTCTTCAACGAATCGGATATATTCTGCTGGATCATCGCTCTTGACCCAATCGGCTGTTCTGAAAGTCCCATGACTTGTGTAGATACATTCTTTCTCCTTGAGGTATACTCCTAGAAACTTCATCTTCGTCTCATCCTCGAATTTCTCGAATGTGCAGGTTCCTTGTGCTTTCTTATCTCCTATAAACTCAAGCACGTCTCCCTTCTTGAAGAACTTGCTCCAGTCTCTCATTTCCTTTGATGGGAAAAGAAGGACTTCTCCTCCATTCATCCATCTGCCGTTCTTGTCAAATGCGTACTCTCCGTTCTTGTCCTCAGTCCAGATTGCTTCCGCTTTCTCCTTGTCTGCTGCAACTGAGGTTAACTCAACATTTCCGCAAAGTGGAGTGTAAAGTGGAGTACCATCGGGCATGCCCTTCAAAATCTCATAAATATCAAAATCTTTCTGTTCCATAATCTGAATGTTTTTATTGTTTGTTATTCTTGTTATTGTGATTCTCAACCGTCTTTATTATTCCGTCTGCCACGGTCTCGATAAAGTCTAAGCAGGCAAGCTGGGATGTCATGTATGCATCTGAAACCTCTTTGGTCTGGAGTATCTTCAATGCAACGCCCATAGCCTTACTATGCGAATACTGAAGGTCGATGAAGGAGTTTAGGAGTGAAATACTCTCTCCATTCTTCTCCTTCTTTGTCAGCTTCGCCAGCTTGATTATCTTCTGCTCCAGCTCTGCTGCTCTGATTGCCATCTTGCAATTGAATTCGTTCATTTCCATATTCTTTTGCTTTTACGGTTCTACGTGTCCGAGTTTCTTATACAGTTCCACAAGCTCCAGGGTGTCGAGCCAGAAGTCGATGTCGCCGATGTATACGTGGTGGCGGTGGTCGTCCGTGATGATTTCTATCTTTTTCATTTCTCCACCTCCTTTCCGAAGAGTTCCATCTGTGTATGGATGATGTTCATGCGCTCCTTCTTGGCAATCCATGCAAGAACCTTTGTGTCCTTGGTCTGTTGCTTTCTGTTCTCCATCTGTCGTATGATGAAGCTGAGAGCATCTTGCAATGCCTTCTTTTCAGTCTCGAAGAATATTGCAGATTTGTCGTATCGGCTTGGATAGCCTGCAGGAGCTCCGCTGCCGCAGCTTGAAATACTGATGTCATAGCCCCATATCCATCCGTACTGAGTGTTGGCGGTCTTCACTGCCCAGTATGACCCGGTGTCTGCCTTGCGTTCCATGATGTGTGGATTGATGCATACATCGTTGATGTTGTACTTGAATCCGTCATGCTCTGCCACTGGCATGTTGATGTCGTACTTGTTTTCCTTCAACCAGTCAGTCCATTCACTCACGGTCTTGAATACAAGCCCTGCGGCTCTGCATTCGTGGAATATTAATTCCTCTTCTGCCATATCTATCCCTCCTTCATGTGCTCAATAAGTTCCTCACGCTGCTCAGGTGTCAGAGCGTCTGCGATGCGCTCGGCAATATCTTTTTTATCATAACTGCTCATACTCTCGAATGTGTCAACAATGATGTCGGCAGCAGTATCGTATTCAAGATACGACATATTGTCATTTACAACATTATATCTGCTTTCTTCGTCAAATAAGTTACTGAACATGTCAATCAGAAATTCCTCTTGACCTTTATTCGATAAACCGTTGAACACTTCCTCAAGGTCGATGTCAATGCTCTGATTATTGTATTCTGCCATAATTCTTTCGTTTTAAGCGTTTAAATTTCTGTTTGCCTATAATTTACCGCACTAAGCGTGAAAACGTCTCAGAGCGGCTTATTTTGCCCTCATTCGTTATTTTTCGGGCTTCCAGTCGATGCCAAGCCGCTGCAGAACTCCATGCTCGTAGAATCTTGCCAGTGAATCCTTGGCTGGCTTGTTCCGTGGATTCTTCTTCAAGTCGTCCAGGTTCTGCTGTATTACCCATCTGAACTTGTCGTCTCGGCTCTGCTGGCTCGCTGGCTGCTGGTGCTTGGCTTGCTCGTAGCGTTCACCGATGCTCGGTCTTTCCGTTGCCGCTGGATCCTGCGCCTTGGCTGCTGCCTGCGGCTGCTGGCTTCCTGCTGGCTGCTCGTTGTCGTAGTTGCCTTCAAGCACCTTTGGGAAATTTGAAGGGCACATCATCCAGTCGAAGCTGGCAACCCATCCCTTGCCGTTCTTGCCGTTCATGAAGTTACTCTCCATTGCCTTGTCGATTGCCTTGTAGACCTTCTGAACGTCCCCTCCGTATTCCCTTATCCTTGCACGCACGTTGCTCTTTCGCTGGTCGCTCATCAAGGTAAGCCTTCGCATTGCGCTGCCCGATTGGTCATGCTTGGTGTTCCAGTATTCCTTGATAGCCGCAAAATCAATCTTGGCGCATCGTCTGGCTGGGTCAACTTTCGGATTTTCCGAAATTGACAAACCTTCTTTAGAAGGTATATTATTATCTGTTTCTTTAGAAACATCATTATCATTATCATATTCATTATCATTATCATTATCATAAGGTGAACGTTCGTGCACGTTCGTGTTATTTTCGCACGTTCGTGAACGTTCGTGCACGTTCGTGTTATCTGCTTTTTCTCTTGCTTCTCGCTTTTTTCTTTCTCTTTCTAGTGCAATCTGTCTGTTCTTCTCGCACTTGGCTTGATACTTGTCTTGATTGCGTTCGATATTGTCCTTAATGAAAACGAAAGCCATACGTACCACTGGGTCTAGCTTTATGATTTTGCCATCCCTTGCGTAGAGAAATATCGCTCTCGTAAGTTGTCCGAGCTGTTCATCGGTCAGTCCCTCGATGAGAGCGTAGTATGATGTGTATAAGATAAATGAATCGTTCATGATTTTATTCCGATAATGATAATTTCTTTTCCAGCTTCCGTTTGAGCACGGTAGCCATGCGGATTCTGTTCCGCTGGCTTGTGTCGGTCGGTGCTGTCACTTTCCTACCTAGGGAAATATATTTCTCCAGTTGGGAAATTATATTTCTTAGGTCAGTCTTTGATATTGAAATGCTAGCCATAAGCCCTGATTTTACTTGATAAGTAATCTTCGTGCTCCCTGCACCTGCCTGATGTACGCTGCGCATTCCTCCGGATGGTCTGTCTGAAAAGCCTTCGCATCGAACTTCTCGGATGGCTTCGGTGCTTTCCACGTTGCCAGCGTCTTTCCGTTTCCGTCCACGATGCTCTCTGCGTCCCCGAAGAATAGCTTCAAGTTGTCCTCTATCTCCTTCTGTCGGTTCTCCAGCGTCTTGCTCTTCTCCTTGATGTCCTTCAACTCGATAAGCATGTCCCCGACTTCTGCAGTGGCTTCTATCTCCTTTCCTGCCTTGTGCAGTGGTGACTTCAAAAGAACGTCTTGTGCGCTGTATGCTGGCGGCTCTTGGTTTCCAACGATATAGTCAAGCCAGAACTTGGTTATCTCGTCCCTCATCCATCCGAAGAATTCGGGGTCGAAGTCGATGTCACGGTATCCGAACTCCCTGCCTGCTGTCAGCCAGGCAAGTGCTCCATCCTTGTATTCGCCAACTCCGAGGTTCATCTGTAGCTGACAGAACCAGTGTTTAGGAAGGTCGTCTGCATCTATCTGCATCTGCGTGGTCTTGCACTCGAGGATGCTCTTGCTGGCTTCGTTGTGCGTTGCTCCAACTCTCCAGAAGGTTCGGTCTGGGCTTACCCTAAGATATGGTGCATCGGTGTTCGTGATGGTGTAGTCGTCCGTGCTTGCCTTGATGATGTGGCAATGGCTCTCTCGCTTGTAGAACTGAGCCACTGCATCCTCAAGCAGGTGTCCTGCAACCATTGCGAAGTTCTCCACCTTTGGTGGGTCGATGCCCTTCTTGCGTCTCCACAGCTGGTATGGGGTCTCCCATGGGTTTAAACCGAGTACCGTGCCTGCTTCTGATGCACCAATACCTTTCGAGCGGTTCTGCAACCACTCCTCTCTGTTCTTGTATTTAATTACTTGTTTCATTGTCTTTCATTTTTCTTTCGTTAGTGATAAGGAATCTTCTTGCTGCTTCAATAATAATATCACGAAGGCATTCGTCCTTCTGCATTGTCTGAGCGAGTCCGCTTGCTATGAATCTAGGCTGGCAGGAATAAGCAATATGGAAATCGAAGCCTTGGTGTCCTTCTTCGTCTTCATCTCCAGTGCACTCTGCCGCAATCTGCAAGAAGTTTCTCTCCTCCTTGTTTTCTTCTGCCCATGTCTTATATGCCTTCGCTGTCTGAGCAAAGTACTTGTCGATGGTGCTCTTGTATCTCTGATTGTTGTCTTTTTCTGCCATAATTTTTACTGAATGTTTATTAAAAGTTGCCACGGCTTCCCTTGGTAGGTTATGATTGGAGCCCACCCAATAGGTTGTGCCGTGGCGGTTCGGGCAAACGTATAACTTATTTCTTCGCTGCTGTGCCAGTCTTTCCTTGGCTACGGCTCATTGCCTTCTCTGCCTTCTGCTGTGCGCTCTCGGCTGCTGCCTGCGCCTGCTGTGCGATGGCTTCCTGCTGCTTCGGCTTCTTGAAGGTCTCCTCTACGGTGGTAGTGCCTTCCTTGATGGCGTTGTACACTCCTCCCAGCTTCTGAATGTCTTCTGCCGTGACTTCCTCTGCTGATTTCTTGCCCAGGTAGTCAAGCAGCATAATGTCTGTAACCAGGTATGATTGGAAGCAGGATATACAGCTCTTCCACTGGCTCTTGACGCCAGTCTGCTTGATGTGCTCAAGTGCCTTCGCCTGCACCTCCTTGACTACGTTTGCAATCAGAACCTGCGGAACTACCTTGCAGATTGCGTTACGCTGTGCGATTGCAACGGCTGCATTGCCGACAACAACCTGCATGTCCTGAGAGAAGGTGTATCCCTTCGATGTCAATATGCTTCGCTTAACTTCAACGGAGTAGGCTACGTTGCTCTCGAGGTCGTGGCAGACACCCTGCGCTGTGATGGTCTTTCCATCGTTGGCGATGATGCGTCCTGCGATGCGAAGGTTCTTCCAGCAAGCCGATATAATCTCGGTGAATCTCACGCTGGGACCCTCGATAACGGAAATCTGTCCGTCCTTTCCCTTGCGCTCCAGGTGGTAGAAGCAGTTGTATGCAACGTCATCGTCCATCGCTGCAAGTGCTACCATATTCTGCTTGCACTGCATAATGTCTCTCGGGAACTTGTGCGCTGTGGCAATCTGTCCGTCAATCTCCGAGCGGTTGATGGCTTCCAGCATTTCGCCACCGCTTACTTGAATAATTTCATTTTCCATAATTCGTTCTTTTTATTGTTCGACTTATTTTTCATTAACTCTAGTGGAAGGCTGGGGATTCGAACCCCAGTATGTCCTAAGTTTACCCCACCCTATCCTGCTGCTGGTGGACGCCCTTCCGTTATAGGGCACACGCTGTTTCCGCATATCTGTAGCATATCAATAAAAAAACAAATCAATAAAAAAACAATTAATTTAATAACCTTACTAACTAAATAACTAACTGGTATGAGTTTTGCGTGCGCCCTGCCCTACCGCTGTAGGGAAATCATATAATTTTACACAAAATCATGTGGTTTATATCAGTAGAGACATGAGACTGTCGAGCCTGCTTTCCTCGAATGCGTCCATCGGGTCTTTTTCTAGGACTGCGTATTGTCTGTTCTCCTCCAGCCAATCGTACATTACGTCTTGATAGTTAAGACAACCCTCGATGGCTTCCTCCAGTCTCTCGCTGTCGTTGTTGCTGGTATTATGCGTTACAACCGCTATATTGCCAACGCTTCCGCACCATACGCAAATGTCTCCTGCATTGGTCTTGATGTCTACCCTCGCTGTTGCTGGTCGCTGTGGATCTCGGTCTATCTCCAGCCAAACGGCATCGTACATCTTCTTCCTGCACTCCTCGATAATTCTTGGTGTCATGTCTTATCTCTGTTTAAATAGTTGAAGAATGTCAGACGTGCATCCGCTAGCGTCTGCTTGTTGAACTCGCTCATTGGGAGTACCGGTATTCCGTCAAGCGAAAGACAAAGCATGTTGTCGAACTCCCTTACCTGAATGCGTCTTTCAGCTTCCTTCATGGTTGCAAGTCGCTTGCTGTCCTTTCGCTCCTGCTCCCACTTGGCGGTCAGCTGCTTCGCTTTCTTGTATGCCTGCATCATAGGGCAACCCTCCATGCTTTTTTAATCTCGCTGCCCTCGATTACCTTGCGGTTGTCGATTCTGCGGAACTTGACCTTAATCTTACCAGCCTGCAACCATCTGCGAAGGGTGTTTCGATGGATGCCCAATGCCTTGCAGGTCTCTGTCATTGTGTATCTGCCTGCGTCTGCTACCTTTGGTTCTACGTTCGTCATACCTATGCCCTCCAAAAGATTAAAGTTAATACTATGGCAACAAATGCCACGGACAACATTACTTCACTTGTCATAATCTCGATAAACTTCTTCATACGCTCTGAATGTTTAAATGGTTAAACTTGTTACTTGCGAACGGATGCACGTCTCTTCTTTGGTGTTATCACTCCAGCCTTGATAAGACAGACACGCACGTTCTGCTGGGTGCAACCCACATGCTGTGATACTGCGAGCATGATTCTGCTGTCAGATGTCCCGGCAGGTGCTTTTGCTCGGAAGTCTGCGAACATTGCAATGATGTTCTTCTTTCGTTCGTCCTGCTGCTTCTGCAACGGTGTTCGAAAATCATAATTGAAGTTTTCTCCCATTTTTATTTGTATTTTAAATTATTTTCTTTATCTTTGCAAAAGAGTTTTTAAACTCGTTCTGTAATTCGGTTGCAAAAATACAAAAATAAAATTGAAAAACAATTGTTTTACTGTTGTTTTTAATAAGTTTTTAATTAATTTTAAATTGATTTACAATTATGAGTGGAGAAGAATTAAAGCAGTATATAAAGCGTTCTGGCTTGACAATGAGCGATGTAGCTAGAGAACTGGGTACTACACCACAGAATGTGCAGGCTCGTCTTGGTCGTAAAACTATAAAAATTGATTTCATACAAAAGATAAAGGAAATCATCGACAAATGCGCTCCTCCTCTCCCTGCTGAGATGGAAGCGGATGTAATCGGTTCAAACGTCAACGGTTCGAACAGTTCCAATGTCTACCAGTCGCTTGGTGGAGATGCTGCCTTGGCTGCTGAAAACAAGCTGCTGAGAGAACAGAATGAGTTCCTGCAAAGTCAAGTAAAAACGCTGCTTGCCATTGTTGGACAGAGATAAAAATCATTTAAACAATTAGGCAATATGAAAAAGATAATAATGTTATCCGTGCTTGCGCTTGCGTGCGTGGGTGTTCATGCGCAAACCCTAATGTCTAGAACAACATGGATTGAAGGTAATAGCGATATAAGTTATACCGTTTACGAGCCTGCAAAGGATACTGTTTATTTCTGCACTTTCCGTGAAGGCTCTCCAGTTTCCCACGAGGTTACATTTAAATTCAAGGGTAGAAACGACCTAATCAAAACCCTTCTATTCATGTTTAATATTAGAGACGATGAAGGGTATGAGTACAGACTTGACAAGACTATCGGGAAAAATACAATCTTGGTAGGCGATGAATCAAATTCCCTTCTCTTCGGATGGTATAAATACGTTACTGTCCGAAGTTCTGATGATGAGATGCGAGAAGAAGTGTCTGTGTCTCTTGAAGATATTGGCAACAGATACCTCAAGCCACTTGGTATTATTGTTGATACAAAGTTGGCGAAAAGAAAAACTAAACGAGACGAGAGACTTGCCGATAAAAAGCTAGACGATGCATACAAATATTGATTACCTTCTCGCCTACGAGGAATACCTGCCAGTGCTCACCCATTCAGAGGTGGATGGGCTGCTGGCTTCTCGTCCATCGCTGGCTCAGTTGCAGGAATGGTCGCAAAGATTGAATAACCACCGGGCAAGGCTGGAAAACGTTTTCAGTCGTGCCTACAAAAAGATAAAATAAATAATATGGAAGATAAAAATCTGATGTCCGCTGATGTGGATATAGTAGGTCGCTTCTTTGATGCCCTTGACCGTCTGAAGGATGACGGCTGCATAGGCGGTCTTAAAACGATAACCGACCGATACGGTCTCAACCGCTGGAACACAATATCCCTGCGAGACGAGCCTGCCGAGTGCTACGGTCGTTTCCGTCCGTCTTGGGTGCAGTTCCTAGTCCGTGATTATCACGTCAACCCATACTGGCTGCTGTTAGGGTCTGGTGACTTCTACGCTGCTGGCTTCACGTCAGAAATCGTGAAAAACCTGAATAAAAACTGCACGAAAAAATAGCATTACAGTTAAGTTTTTAATTTTCAATTATTTAGAACATACGTTATGATTTTAAGTACAACTTAACTGTTTCCCCCAGTATATAAAGGGGTTCTCTGATGCTGGGGAAACTTAGAAGTGCCGCAATCATGCACTACTCTGCAACATTGCGGTTCTTCCTGCTGTAAATAAACTGAATAAAGACTGCACGGAATTATGGCAACACTTAGACTATATTTAGATACAAGGGTAAAAAGGCAGGATGGTACGTTCTCAATCCGTCTTGCCGTTAACCATCACGGTGGGACTGCCTTCATATCCCTTAATCAATACTGCAAGAAAGACGAATGGGACAAAAGGTCTTGCAAGGTGCGCAAGCGTCCCGACCGTGATGCGGTTAACGACTTCCTTCTTGACCGTCTTAATTTCTACAACAGAATGATGATGAAGGCTCAATGCAGGGAAACATACCGGGGTGATATTACGGCTAGGGAGCTTCGTGATTTAATCATGCTTGAATCCGAGCCTATAAGGGAAAAGGTAGCCCTACTTCGTGATGGCTTCATTACCTACGAGGGTAGGAACCTAAAAAAGAACACTATTAATAGATACAAGTACACTTGGGCAAAGATTGAAGCATTCCTAGGAAAGGAAAAAGCGGCTTGTCTCACATACGATGAAATAAACCGTTCTTGGCTTGAAGACTTCGATGCTTTCATGGCAAGGGAAGGCTTGTCTAGGAATACCAGAACAAGCAGGATGCTCTGTGTAGCTGCTGTCTTCAACCTTGCGATAGATAATGAGCAAACGAAAAACTACCCTTTCCGAAGGTACAGTCTTCGAGTTGAGACAACAAAAAAGCGAGACTTGTCTGTTGAGGAAATCCGCTCTATATTTGCTGCTGGTGGTGATGAGCTGGTCGATATGTTCCTTCTGATGTTCCTGCTGATTGGTATCAACGTGCGTGACTTGTTCGCCTTGACAAGGGATAATATCGTCCGTGGAAGGCTGGAATACGACCGAGCGAAGACTGGCAGGCATTACTCCATCCTGCTTCATCCTGAAGCTCTCCGCATCATCGAGAAGTACAAAGGGGAAAAGACGCTGCTTCGTTTCTCTGAGCATTTTAAGACCGTTGATTCTGCAACGGTCATGATAAATAAAAAACTCTCAAAGATTCGCCAAGGGCTTACTACGTACTACGCTCGCCATACGTGGGCATCCATCGCCTTCAACCTTGGAATACCAAAGGACGTAATATCGCTGGCACTGGGTCACTCGTTCGGTGTCCGGGTAACTGATACCTACATCAATGCAGACCTATCGAGAGTAGATGAAGCAAACCGAATGGTTATTGATTACGTGCTGTACAACAAAAAATAGCCCTTATTTCTTACGAATTTGGCGCATAAACGGCTCAAATTGTTTTCGGGGATAGTTTTACGTGCTTACCACGTAAGCGTCTCAGAACGCAAATTTCGGGGTAAATCGGGAAAACACACAAAAAATACCCCAGCGGTGAAAAAGTCGAGCCGCTGGGGTAATAAGTGGATACCACTTTAAACATTCAGTGATGCAAAGGTACGCTTTTCCTTTGAAACCACCAAATTATTTACCAAAAAATTTCTTTCTCAACAAATCATTGATGAATCGTGACTTGTTGGGCAATGCGTTGAGATACGGCAGCAGGTCGTTGTCTATCTGTATGCCAACTAGCTTGACCGTTGCGCCTGCACCCTTCTTCGTTCTCTTGATGTTTCTTCTATTATTCTCCATATCCGTGATTCTTTACTGGTTCTCCATTTACACGCAAAAGGTTGCACTGATAGATGCTACACTTCTTCGGGTTCTTTCGTGGCGTTCCATCCTTCTTGCAGGTCATACCGCGATATACAAGGCAGGGCAAGGCGTTGTATTCGTAGGCTCTCTTCGCAATCTCCCAGCTTTCAGAGACCCTTATCGTGTTTCTGTAGTCGCTGATATAATCGCCAACCTTAACCGGGCTGTGCTCAGTGGCAAATGCTCTTGCCAGCACTCTTCTTTCGTTCTCAGCCTTCACGTTGATTTCGTGCATGGCTTCTCTGTATTCTTGTTCTGTCATTGTCTTCTGTCTTTTTTAAATTGTCTGTCCAACTTCGTTTTCATTCGGTTCATCTTGTGCTCCAGCTTGCCAATCTGCTTGTAGCTTAGCCACTCCGGCTTTAGGTTCAACTCAAGCCAGTACTGACGCATTTCCTTGCAGTGTCTTGCGATGCTTGGGAAATAGAGGTGTCGCTCGTATGGGTTGCGAATGAAGTACTTGCAATCGGATAATAGACGACCAAGCATCATGTATTTATGCTCCTGCCCTTCTCCAAGACTTACAAGCCTTCCGTTGTCCCCGATCCACAGCATTGCGCCCTCTCCCTTCCAATAAAAGTCGAAAGCCTTGCTTACCGGATAATAATAGCCATCGAGCACAGTACCCTCTTTAAGGTCTCGCCCAATCTCTCGCAGGCAGGTTCTTCCCCAGCTGGTCGTTACCTCGACCACTGCTTGCGCTGGTATCTTGTCGTATTCATTCATATCTTGATATATTGTGCAGGGCTTGCGCACTGCTGATTAATACTTTTCAATCCAATACTCTGTTTTGAAATTCACGCATAATCCTACAAATTCAGACTTGAAATAACCTTGACGTACCCAGTATGGATGATGTCTATCGGCTTCCTTTAGTCCCTTGAACAGCTTGTTCAAGAATCGCTCTGCCTTATCCTTGCGTGTAAAGTTTGCCAAATCATCGATGTCCTTGCCTTCCATCTGTCTCTTGATGTAATATTTTGCTCTTGCCATTTCTCTGTCCTCCCTTGATTACTTAGAATACAATGTAACCACAAGTCCACGTCTCAAAGCGCAGCGGCAAGCGTCAAGACCTGCCTTCAATGCTCGCTTGATGAACTTGTTGAAAAGTTCCGCTCCGATGAGCTTCAAGATTCCGCTTACTCCTACGAGTGTGTTTATCTTCTTGCCATCCTCTGTGCGTCCGAATACCTTGATGCGGAAGTTTGAATTGATAAACTTTGTTGTGAACTCTAAAACGTTTGAATTTGACTTTTTCATTTTCTTTGGCTTAACCGTGTTGCCTAGGGCTTAAAATTACCGAATGTTTATTGTGCTTATCTCCTAAACACGCTGCAAAGATATTAATATTTTTCGATTCCACCAAAACTTTTCCCGAAAGATATTAATATTTTAACTTTTATTTGCTGTTTATGTCGTAAGCACGGCTATTTTCGGTCGTTTTCAGTCATTTTCGGTACGTTTTCGGATGTTTTCGGTACGCTTTCAGTCGTTTTCGGTACGCTTTCCACGCTCTATATAATAATAACCTGCACGCATTAGTTTGAATGAATATATAATCTAACTCTCATATCCCCTACCCCTTTTCTCTCAATGAAAAGTGTTCTTCTCACAAAAATGGGCAGGAAAACGCTCTCCTTGCGTCCCTGCCCTTTACGATTAATGATATATTATGATTGAACCTATTGAACTCTCTTCTTCATGCGCTCCTTTATCCAGTTAAAGGCAATGAGTGCCAGGAATAGCAATACGCAATCGCCAATGAATAATCTTATCTTTTTCCATGTGCTCGCTGGCTTCTCCACCTCCTTGGTCTTGTATCTGTTCACGTAATACTTGACCTTCACGGTGTCTGTCACGAATTTGTAAATGTCTACAACGATTGTGTCCGTCTTGGTCGTTGTCTTACACCTTGTGGTCGTAAGTTTGTGCCAGCGTTCCTTGATTACGGTGTCGCCATTGATGTACACAAGCACGCTGTCATGCCTGAATACGCTGTCGTGCTGCTGGGTGTCCTGCCAGTGGATCTTTCGCTGGTTCACGCTGTCACGTCTTGCGCTGGTATGTGCGCTATCGCTATAAACAGTGTTATTTTCGGCTGTTTTTGCGCAGGAACATCCGAAAATCAAAAGTGGGGTAATTATAAGCATGGCGAGAAATAACGCCACAGAACGCAAATTTCGCACTTTTCTTGAATTTTCCATACTTTAAAACGTTAGATTGATATGTTTATTATGCAAGAACCTTGATTTTCATGGCTTCCTTGGCTCGCTTCAAGTACTTTTCGCAGTCTGCCAGTCCGTTGTACCCTCCGTTTATCTTCCTGCGGATAGCCTTCAAGTCGTCTTTGTCTGCCAATTCGTTGCATCCGAAGGTGTCGAATACCCACATCGAGGATTTCGTTGCACCAAATGGTCGTTCCAGAAGTTCGGGACAGCCAACAACATCGAAGCCGCAATAATTAGCATACTTCTTGTAGTTCGCCCTGCCAGTTATCTGGATAAGACCCCTGCCCTTATACTTCACGCCATCGCCCTGCTTGGTGTTGCCTAGGTCTTTCCTGCCCTCGTAGGCTCTGCCGCTTGCCAGTTCCTTTGTGTATCTGAGTTCACCGGATTCATGCGCTATCTGTGCGAGATAGTGCGCCATCCTTAGTGGGGTGTTGATGTGGAAATGCTCTGCCCATCCGTTTATGATTGGAAGGTAGGTATCTGCCATGCTGCCTGCATTCGTCATTACCTTAACCAGTTGCGCTCTATTTATTCTCATTATCTCCTCCTTCCTTCTGTTCTTGGTTAAGTAATTGTATCAGCGTCTTTGCGATGTCTTCCTTATTCTCAAGTATTACCTTCATCGTGCGCTCCTGCTTCCGTATCTCTGCCTTTTGCCAAGCCTTCTCACGTATCGAAATAAACTCGCAGAAGACGCAATACGCTGACCACAGCATCGAGAAAATCGGGACTTGAAGGTTGGCGCAGGCTGCGATGATGTCGATGCAGACGGTTGCCATGAATGGTGAGAAATACTTCCTCGCCTTGTCGCACGTCTTCTTCAAGCCAGTGCTGGTCGTGGCTTCTCCGTTCCGCTTCGCCTTCCTCACTCCGAAAATTAAATCTACGACCATGGCAACAAGCATTGCCGCCATACATAGTGAAACGATGAAAGCGAACCGATATAGGTGCTCCACCGCAAAGGTCTGAATTACTTCGTTCATATCAATTTATTTTTTTTGTTATTCCAATTTCTCCAAGTCGATGGTCACACCCTTCCCGATGATGTCTGCCGTCCACCTGCAGAATGCCATACCCTCGTATCCGTCTGGATCACTGGCTACGGCAATAGCATACTGTACGCAGTCG